CCAGCAACCCCCAAAGAAGGGGCCCACACTGCAGCCAGAGCGACTGCAGCGTCGTCGAGCGTGAGGGTACGATGACCCGGGATTTCACTGCCAAGTTTCTCCGTTCTGGAGCCAACTTCTGCAGGAACTTCCCAGGGCGGATCGGCCTCAAGCTCGGCGCGGGCCTCTTCAAGGGCAATCGAAAGAAGATCTCCAGCTACGCCGGTCGTTCTCCAAGAGTCCACCAAGTTCTGCAGAACTGCAACCGCCGGCCCTTGAGGGCTCTCCCTGGCATCGAGGAGAACCCGGAAAAGGAAACGGCGGTAGTCAGTTCGGCAGTCTTGGAGGGCACGACCATGACGGAGTGGGGGAAAACCGCCCCCTCCCAGGACACGAGGCACACGTGCCGGAATGCCACGGCATTCCAACCGTCGGATCTCGGGCCGCAAGATCGTCACCAACCGGCCGACCCTCCTCCGTGTAAAGGAAGAGGACCAGACCGGGATGGAAGACGAAATTGCGGGGCCGGAAGTCGCCCAGGTCGGCATCTCGTAGCAGAAAGGAGAAGCCCGTTTGGTTTCGAAGTGACCAGGGTGGACTATGGACCTTACCGGAACATAGTCAACCAGGAAACTCGCATCCATTCGGAACAAATCCAATTCTGCTGGGATAACCGACCCGGGCTTCAACCGGCCCAGGAGGGCCCAGTCTGGGGCGGGGACCTTGATGTGCTCAAACCATGCCATTTGCTCCGTAAAGAGCAAAAGGTGGTGAGACACAAGGTGCTTCCCCGCCGAAAGACCGGAGCCCACCGCCCGGATCCGACGTTCGTAACCGCAGTGAGAAAGGGCCGGGAGGACTCCGGCGAGGTCATCGCCGCAAACAGCCAACCTAAACGCCCCAAAGGGCTTGATTGGAATGCCTTGCGAACGTTGAACCTCGGCAACGGAGTCCTCCGCGGCCCAGAGGTTAACCAAATTGAGGATAAACCAGGAAAGGGGGAGGCCCATCAAACATCCACGCACAGATGTGATGGTAAGTTCTCCTTCTTCTTTCCCGGTTGCTTCCTCCAATTCGGTATACCTCACCACCTGCGGTCCGAGCACGAGCCTCCCGAGACGACGTACGTCGTCCGGAAGTCCTGCCCCATCGCAAACTCCCTCCCACACCGCCGCAATGGCGGCCTGCGAAAGGCCGTCCGTCGCCTTGGTAAGGTCAGCCGATACAAGAAGTGGGTCACCAAGGCCAAGAGGGGCCTCAACAGGGTCTTCGCGAAGATCCCGAAAGAG